CCAGTCGTCAGCAACGAAGTCATTCAAGAAGCTGGCTGGCGTACAATGTACGGCGGCGATAATCGCACGACTTCAGGCGTCAACGTCAATGAAGCATCGGCACTAGGTTACGCGCCATTTTGGCGAGCGGTCAATCTGATAAGTGGCGATGTGGCTGGTATGCCATGCGACATTTACAAACGGCAACGAGATGGTGGCAAGAAATATGCAGACACGCATCCTGCCGCTCCATTGCTCCGAGACATGGCTTCACCGTGGTGGAGAGCAGACGAACTGCGACGAGTGCTGACATCGCACGCGCTAGTTCACGGCAACGGATATGCTCCGATCACTCGGGACATGATGGGCAATCCCATCGCGCTAGGTTTGATCGATCCGAATGGCGTGATGATCAGAATCATGGACGATGGCCAGAAGTGGTACATCTGGTATGAGGATGGAAAAGCCGTTCGAGTGCCAGCAAGAGACATGCTGCACATTAAAGGACTTGGCCGCAACGGACTGATCGGCTATTCGATCATCAGCCTTATGGCCAACGCACTCGGCGTAGGCATGGCCGCACAAGAATTCGGTGGTCGGCTGTTTTCGAATGGTGCGAATATGTCCGGGCTGTTAATGGTTCCGGGTCACTTTTCCGAGGAAAAGATCCGCAACACAATGGCGGCATGGAACTCGATGCAGACGGGATTAAACCAAGCGCACAAGGTGGCACTACTGCAAGATGGCGTGAAGTTTCAGCCGTTGTCGATTGCTCCAGAGCAAGCACAGTTTTTACAAACCCGAGAATTTGAAGTGCGGCAAACTGTCAGCAACATTACAGGTGTGCCTCCACACATGCTAGGAGACGCGACACGCACAAGCCACAACAGTTTGGAAAGCGAATCGCAAAACTATTTAGCACGCTGTTTGAACCCGTGGCTGAAAGAATGGGAACAAGAACTACGCTCTAAGTTGCTGACAGACAAGGAGCGAACCAAGGACACACACTGCATTGAATTCAACCGCGAGGCTGAGATTCAAATGGAGTTTGAAAAGAAAATCAACGGCATCTATCGGCAGATCGAATGTGGAGTAATGACACGCAACGAAGCCAGAAACCTACTTAATATGGCACGCATTACCGACGAAGAAGACGGTGGCGACAACTTCTATCATCCAGCAAACTGGGTGGTCGCAGGCGAGGAGCCTGATGTTATGCAAACACCAGAAACTGAAACAAAACCGACTGAAGAAGACCCGTTACCGGAAACAGAATATGCCGCAACGTCATTATTGCGTGCAATGATCACCAGTTCCGTGACGGAGGCGATCAAGATCGAACGCACACGAGTCGTACAGCGAGCAGGAATGCAGGCTGACAAATTCACGGTCGCAATCGATGATTTCTATGCGACGTGGACAGAGAACACAGTGCCTGGAATGAGTAGTTCATCTGCTAGAACACTGATTATTTCACACGCTGAAGCATCTAAAAAGATGCTATTTGACGTACATGCGGTGTCTACTGTCGGTAGCCTGAAAGCTAACGTCCAAGACGTAGTTGCTTCGTGGGATAAAAGGGCGGAAAATCTGATCACAGAACTATTGAAAGGGGTCAAATAATGCGTCGTTTAATCAATCTAAACATGCCAAATAACCTAGAAAACTCGTTAAAAGACGAGACATTTCACATAATTGTTAACACAACTGCCGATAACGTGGAGATATTCCTGACAGGAGTCGTCGGGGATGACTACATGGGCATGGATTCAGGATCTATTGCCAAAGTGCTGAGTAACAATCGCGGCAAGCCAGTCACGCTACGAGTGAATTCCCCCGGTGGGCTGGCGTTCGACGGGTTGGCGATCCACAACGCACTGGCGGCACACGATGGGCCAACGACAGGCATCATTGAGGGACTGGCAGCGTCTGCTGCTAGTCTGGCCGTGATCGGATGCGACACGGTAAAGTGTTATGCGAATGCCACCTACCAGATCCATGAAGGGCTGTCGTTTGCCTTCGGCCACATTGCGGATTTGCAAGACAGCATCGAGTGGCTGCAACAATTCAATGAAGCGGCGGTTGCTACCTATGCCGCTAAGACCGGAAAGCCACATGAATACATCGCGGCAGCAATGCTAGGCGACAAAGGCGACGGCACGAAGTACACAGCGGCACAAGCCTTAGAAATTGGATTCGTAGACGAAGTAATTCCGATTGGCAACAGCAAGAAAACAGCAGCAAAAAACCAAGATCGCGAGCGATTGACGGGGATGCTGGCGTATCGAATTGCGAAACACAGGTTGACATCGCAGATGAAGTAAATTATTGTTTGTTCTTCAGCCGCAGAATCTCAAGTGAGACGACGCGGCAAAATGCGATCTGAGTGATAAGTTTCACGCCAGTCGTTTGCAGATTTTCTATTACGAAAACCTGCCAGCGACTGGCGTTTTGCGTTAGTCCTGGCCAATAAGGGACTAACATGAAACGCACTGAGAAAATGACAGACCTTCAAAATCAGCGACACGCTGCGATTGAAGCGGCTGACGCATTGCTGGCAGCAGGCAAGAATGAAAGCCTAACACCAGCAGAGACGGCTGAAATCGATCAGAAGCTCGCACTGGTCGATGACCTCGGCAACCAGATTTCTGCTTTGGCCGAACAAGACAGCCAAATGGCAGCAGCAGCAGCTCGTCTCGAAACCGCACGGAAAGCTCCGATCGATGCTGCTATTGCGGACATCGTGAATCGTGGTTCAGGTATGCAGTCTATGCCTGCCGGGAAAACCAAAGAACGCTGGACGATTCCAGCAACGGCACGTCGGCACTCTAAAGTGACGGCGTTCATCGATGACCATAATGTTTCCTCTGGCGGCTACACAGCCGAAGAAAAAGCATATCGGTTTGGTCAGTACGCACTGGCTAAAGCGTCGATTGATATGCCGGGAACTTACCGATTTGAAAACAGCACTAAGTTTTGCCGTGAGAACGGCATTATGAATGCCTCGCATTTGGAAGGTGCTGGTGACAGCACTGGATCTGGTTTGTTCGTGCCTGAAGAATTCGGCACGGATTTGATTCGTTTGCGCGAAGAATTTGGCGTTGCTCGCCAACTGTGCAAAGTTGTTCCAATGTCCTCGGACACCCGGACAGATCCACGATGGAGCAGCGGACTGACAGCCTATTTCACGGGCGAAGGTTCAGCAGCGACGAGCAGCACTTTGGTGCATGATCAGGTGCGGCTGACTGCCAAAAAGATGACAGTGCTTTCGACGTACTCTAGCGAACTGTCCGAAGATGCTGTAATTGATTTTGGTAGCACGCTGGCTTCTGAAATGGCTTACGCAAGTGCGCTGAAAGAAGATCAGTGTTTGATCGACGGCGACGGAACTTCGACTTATGGTCACATTCGTGGCTTGAAAGCGCAGTTTGCGACAACCACAATCGGCACAGCCCCTGGCTATCGCGATGCGACTGGCACAACTTGGGGAGCAATCGTAATTACCGACATCACGACGTTGATCAGTGTTGTTCCAGTTTACGCACAGCAGGGCATGAAGTTCCTGTGCTCCAGCCAGTTCTATTATCAGGTCATGGTTCCACTGCTTAACGCAGCGGGCGGTGTGACCGGCACTGAGCTGCAAGAAGGATTCCGCCGTCCGATGTTCCAAGGCATTCCCGTGATGTTCTCACAGGTTATGCCAATCGCAACGGCTACAAGCGGAATCATGGTCATGTTGGGTCGATTCGATTTATCAACTTCGTTCGGCGATCGTCGCAAGATGACTTTGGAATTTTCCAAGGAAGCATACGTCGATTCAGTGAGCCTGTTCACTAACGATCTGATTGCTGTCAAATCTTCACAGCGTATGGACATCAATGTCCACAGCATCGGAAGTAACACGGTTGCAGGGCCAATCGTGGCTCTTGCAACTGCCTAGGTTTGAGTGATGCGAGGCGGCATTCGTCGCCTCGCTATTTTCCATTACAGTTTTTAGGAGATCCAGTAATGATCCCTGCACGTTTGGTTAAATACGTCAGCATCACACCACCAGCCGCAATCGTTGACAACGCAAGTTTCACGACAGCGGAAATTGACACCAATGGCTTTAATCACATGACGGTCGTTGTATATCTCGGTGCGACGGACATTGCTATGACAGCATTGACGATCACGGAGTCAGATACGACAGGTTCGGGCCATGCAGCCGTGACTGGTCTGGTTTGGGGCACAAGTACAAATATCGACGGATCAACTTCAGCACTGCCTTCTGCGACGGACGACAACACGTTTCAGATCGCTGATATTGATCTTCGTGGCCGCAAGCGTTTTATCGACGTAACGGCAACGATGGGTGATGGCACTGTTGGAGGATTCGTGACTATCCTTGGGATTCTTTCACGAGCATCTCAGACTCCAAAAAGCATTTCCGATATCGGTGCGAACGAAGTGCTTCGTGCTTAGTTGATGCGTTCAACAGGCACTGTAAGGCAACTTGCAGTGCCTGTTTTTTAAGGCAATCACATAACATGATGATTGAGTTTATTCGAGGCTGGCGTGGACGTGCCGTTGGCACAACAAACGATACTTTTGGTCAGGGAATGATGGCCACACTCGTAGCTAACGGATATGCAAAATGGCTTTCCAATACCAATCCGCCAGTCATTACGAGCGAAGCCGCAAAAACATTTGCCGCACCTTCAAAACAACAGTCGAACCGACAGTCGAACCGATCACGCTAGAGAATCTCAAGGATCGATTGCGAATAGGTTCGACATGCGACTTTGACGCGGAGTTGTCGTTGATCTTGACGACAGCCCGCAAACAGGTCGAGGCTGACACGTATCGGCGTTTGGTTACGCAGACCGTTATTGGATACATGGACGCATTTGAGTGGGTGCGCGAGATCGAACTGCGTCTAGCTCCCATCAGCAGCATCACAAGTATCGTGTATGTCGATCTAAATGGAGTGACGACAACCTACGCTGCCAGCCGCTACACAACGGATCTGATTAGCACGCCACCGAGGATTGTTTTAGACACGAACGAGCAGGTCGAATACACCGAACAGAACACACCGAACTCGGTGGCTATCACGTTCGTGGCTGGCTACGGAGCTACGGCGGCGTCAGTGCCTCCGCAAGCTAAGTTGGCAATCGTTGAATATGCCAAGATCCTGTACGGCGGGTGTGGTGGCAGTTCAGATAATTATCAGCGGTTGATCAGTGGTTTGCAGTGGACTGGTTATCACAAGGTGAACTGATGGCTGCGTGCATTTCTTCGATGAACAAATCAATTACGATCCAAAGCATCACCGGCACGACTGTTGATGCGCATGGAGCCGTGGATATTACGACGGGCAGCAATTGGGGAACTTATGTTCGCACGTTCGCCAGCGTCATGTCGAAAGGCGGTCGTGAGTTTTGGAAAGTGAATCAAGTCAACGCAGATGTGTCGCACGTCTGGAAAGCACAGTATTCGTCGGAATTGGCCAACGCTACGCCTGCGATGCGGCTGGTGTCTGAAGGCGTTACCTATGAGATCCTGAGTGTGATTGATATTGATTTGAATCACAGAGAAATCGAGATTCAGACAAAACGAGCGGTGTAATGGCTGACATTGAAGGATTGCAAAGACTCCAAAATAGTTTGAAAGCATTGGACAAGAAAGTACGAGACAAAATAACACGCGCATCGATGACTGCAAGTCTGCGAATTATTGCAAAGGCTATTAAATCCGAGGTTCCGAGTAGGTGGAAGGAAGGACGCAAAGCGATCGGTTTTTCTTTCAGAAAAGGCAAGGCGTCGAGTCGTCACAAAGGCGTAACGTTTGCGAAAGCTGGGGTTGGGGCTGGAATCAAGAAAGCGAAGCGACAGAAGGCAGGCAACTCGCGTGGAAAGCCGGGCGTAGGAATGGGTGCGAGTAATTTTCATTGGTTCGTATTGGGAACTGCGGAAAGGTCTACTGGATCTAAACGAATTGGGGCACGCAGGGCGGGCGTTAAAAACAAACGAGTTGCGACAGGCAATCCGGTGCGGAGAACGGGTCGTTTGAAGCCGAATCCAATCGTAAAACGTGGAACACTGAAATCGAAAGCGGCGGCACTAAGTGCAATGGCAAAGAGCATTCAAACAGGTATCGAGAGAGAGGCAGCAAAAGTTAGATGAAATCAGGACTTGTTTCACTGCTGTCAGCAGAATCGACAGTAACGTCTATATGTTCAACGCGGATCTACATTGTTAAGGCTCCGCAGACGGCAGCATTTCCTCACGTTATTATTACTCAAATGGGATCTGAGGAAAATGTGTCACTTGACGGTGCTAGTGGGCAACTTAGGTTCCTCACGTTTGATATCGACTGCAAAGCAAAAACATCAGTGCAGGCCGAAGCGTTGGCAAACGCCGTCAGAATTTTTCTCGATGATTATTCAGGCACGGCGGGCAATTATACGATCGGGGCCGTGATCATAAACGACGAGTCAGATGATTATGAGCCGCCGCAAGACGGTTCAGATGTTGGCGTGCATGTTGTGACGCTAGATTTTGAAGTTCAGTACAACGTTACCTAGGAGTTAAGCAATGGCGAAAGTAAAAGTAAAAGGCACTGTAATTAAGCAGACGATTTCTACTGTATTGACAGCAGTTGCTCAGATAATCGACTTCACGCACGATGGTGCTGAAAATGAGACCTACGATTCAACGACAATTGATACATCAGGTGCTGGCAAAACATACTCGCAGACTGGGTATTCAGAAGGCGGAAATTTCAACTTTTCAGCCTTCTATGATCCAGCACTGGCTGGACACAAGGCAATTACGGCATACATCGCAACTCCAGCGGATTGCGTGTGGAATGTCATCACAACGGATACTGCGCCTACTACCAATGTATTTACTTCTTGTTCCGTAGGCTTTGGTTTTACAGGCTCAATGAATGATGGTTTGAAAGCGGATGTGTCGTTAAAAATTACAGGTTTGATGACCTATCCATAAGGATCAGTGATGAAAATTAAACTCATTCGCAGCGATCTAAACGTTGCTGCGGATTTCGTTGATGATCCGCGAGTCATCACAGACGAACGCGGCATTTTATGGTGGCCGATCGACTCTGTGATGGAAGTCGATAAAGCTGGCGGGAAACTGTTGGTCGAAAACGGAGACGCAGAGCCTGCGGACGACGAAGCACTTGCGATCTGTGCTGGCTGGCAATATCGACGCGATGAGGTTTTGTTATCGCGTGAGATGCTGGCGAAATGCATTGACATAGAAGACCGGCAGAGGTTTCGTAACGGCGAGATTCTAGGCTACGACGAGAACGGAAATGATATTCCAGGCCCGAACTATGTAGTTCAGGACGACGATGATTCAGACAATGACGAGGAAAACGAATGAGTGGAAGAAAAGTAGCGACAGCAGAAGAATTCTTGACTTCGCCTGCTATGGATCGCCAAAAAGAAGACGTGGAAGTGCCAGAACTTGGGGAAGGTGTCGTAATTCCTATTTGGGGTATGACGCCTCGCGAACGCACAATCTGGGAAGACAGGCAGACATCATTGCCAAAAGAAAAACGGGCGGTACAGAAGCATCAAATCAGGGAGCGTTTGCTGGTCGAATGCTGCAAAGATGATCAAGGTGTCAGCATCTTCACGAGATCGCAAATTGAACAACTAGGCCAGCGACGGTCGGACGTGGTAGAGAGATTAGTAAACGTCGCATTGAGACTTTCAGGATTCAATAACGCTGATGTGGAAAAATTAGCAAAAAACTCCGATGCCAGCCACGAAGAATGACAGCCTTAAGGCTGGCGGAATATGTAGCAAAAACGACTGATGTAGATGCGATGTTGAAAACTATGACGCATCATCAATGGAATGAATGGTGTGCAAAAGATGAAATAGAACCAATCGGAACACCGCAAGGATTAGCGGAAATTTTGACGAAACTAGGGACGATGATTGCCGCTATTATGGGGCAAACTGTAAAGGATTCGCATTTCATGCCGTGGGTAAAAGAGAAACCAAATGAAACTTTAACACGAGCCGAATCGTCTTCTGCAATCACTGCCGCCTTACAAATATCCGCAGGGGTCAAATAATGGCCACGATAGGCGATCTTGTTGTCAACTTAGGGCTGGATACAAATAAATTCAAAAGCGGAATCGACAGAGCACAAAGTGGCTTGAAGTCGTTCGGAGAATCTGCAAAGTCACTGATCAATCCGATCAAGGCAGGATTCGCAGGCGTGGCGGTCGGAGCTGCTGCCGCAGGCGTTGCAATCTATGCCGTAGCAAATCGGATATCTTCGCTCGCAG